CGTCTTGCTAGAGATTTAGGCATGACTGTTGCGGAACTCCTAGACCGTATCAGTTCAGCCGAGATCACAGAATGGGCGGCTCTTTATCAGATTGAAGCCGACGAACATAAAAGACAAGTAGAAAAAGCGAAAAGCAAAAGCCGTAGGAGGTAGCAGAAAATGGCATTAACAACAGTCGTCAAAGCGATTATTAGTGCCGACGCTACCAAGATGAAAACCGAATTAGCGAAGGCTGAATCAAGGTTGCAGTCATTCGGTAAAAAAGCAACTAAGGCTGGCAAATCTATGACGAAGGGCTTGACCCTTCCTCTTGCTGTCGCCGCTGGTGCCGCTGTCAAATCAGCGGTTGGTTTTGAATCGTCAATGACCAAGATTCAGTCGTTGGTTGGGTTATCCGCTGACGCTGTTGAAGGTTTCACAAAAGACGTTAAAGGTTTAGCCGGTGAAACTTCCAGAGCACCTAAAGAACTCGCTGACGCGATGTTCTTCGTTACGTCTGCCGGTTTACGAGGCGCAGATGCCACTGAAGTTCTTGCCGCTTCCGCGAAAGCCGCCGCTGTTGGGTTAGGCGACACAGCTACGATAGCTGATCTTGCTACTTCCGCTTTGAACGCTTACGGATCAGATGTTCTTTCAGCAACACAAGCAACCGATGTTATGGTTGCCGCCGTTCGTGAAGGTAAATTAGAAGCGGACTCACTTGCAAATTCAATGGGTCGTGTTTTACCTGTTGCTTCGTCAATGGGTGTTTCCTTTAATGAAGTTGGTGCCGCTTTCGCTTCTATGTCTAGGACTGGTACGACTGCTGAAGAAGCGGCAACCCAGTTGCGTTCAATTATGGTTTCTATGCTTAAACCAACGAAGCAGGCTGAAGATGCTTTGAACGGTATGGGTCTTTCTTCTGAACAATTAAGGAAGCAGATGAGGGAAGAAGGTTTGCTTTCTACTTTGCAAACTTTGGCTGTTGAATTTGATGGCAACGCTGATGCCGCCGCTTCCGTTTTTGGTAACGTTCGTGCCTTAGTCGGTGTCATGGATTTGATGGGCGCTAACGCTGAATCAACTGCCGAGATATTTGGCAACATGGCTGACACGACTGGCACTTTGGAAAGATCATTTGGTATTGCTTCTGAAACCGCCGAGTTCAAACTTAATGCGGCTATGGCAGATATTAAACTGGCGTTTATTGAGTTAGGTGAGAAACTTCTTCCGGTTGTCATTCCTCTTATTCAAAAGATCGCAGGGTTCATTGGTGACTTAGGTCAGAAATTTGCGAACCTGTCACCGTTCATGCAGAATACAATTATTGCTTTCGGTGGTGTCCTCGCTGTCGCAGGTCCACTGTTGTTATTGTTCGGCAAATTTGCTGTCGCAGTTAAGGCTTTAGGTATCACATTTACTTTTTTAACTGGAACAGTAATAGGTGCCGCCGCCGCCGTTACTGCGCTCGTTGCCCTCCCATTATTTCTTTGGTGGAAAGGCGTTAGCGAAGCCGCCGCCGATGCAAGAGAACGACAAAAGGAAATCACTGACGCGATGATCGCCGCAAACGATCCAGCTTCAACATTAGTTACAAGACTTGAAGAAATGACCGCAGAATACGCAGAGATGGCACCTGTTGTTGAAGAAGCAGAAGCAACCATCGGAGATTTTGTTGGTTCTAATGTTTTACTCGCAGAGTTACTGGACAAGAAAGTTGCTACAGCATTTCAAGGATTAGCGATTGACCAAGAGAAACTTGATGAAGCTTTACGAACTGGAACTGACACGTTTGAAGATATAGAAAAGATGGCAAAGAGTTATGCCATTACTGATGAAGCACTGATTCGCACATTACGAGAACAAGAAGGCGCTGTCGGAGATGTCACAAGTGCATTAGCCGACCAATTTGAAGCCGAAGAAATTACAAGAGATGAGTTACGTAAAATGCTTGATGCTCTTGATGAAACCGCTGACGCTTGGGACGATCACGGAGAAGCACTTGAAAAAGATGCCAAAGCCGCAATCAACAATGCCACGCAACAAGCAATCTGGGTGGACGCTCTCGGTGAAGAAGCAACTGCACTTATTGAATCGGCAGGCGAGGCTGAAACTTATGCGGCTGTCGCTGAAGCACTTGCCGAAGCAATGGAAAAGAAAAATGCAGAAGTGGCACAAAGTATCAAAGATGAAGAAGATGCTTTCCAAGCATTAAACGATCACTCCGTTGCCGAGCTAAACAGGATCAACACAATCGGACTTCATGTTGATGCTTTAGAAGAACAAGCATCAGCACAGAAAGCAGTTGAAGCCGCCGCAGAAGAAGCAGAAGAAGCACTTGAAAAAGAACAAGAACGCTTTGAGGGATTCATAGACTCAATTAGAAATGCTTTTGATCCGATATTTTCTTTGGAGGAAGCACAAGACAGTTTGCATAGTTCAATCGTAGATTTCGCTGACGCTCTTATTGCATCAGAGACAGGGTTACAGGGTTACAGTGAAGAAGCAATAAACGCAAGAGCCGCGAACCGAGACATGCTTGCTGAACTCGCAAACGTGGCGGCAACTTTGAGAGAAACAAACACGCCGATGTCAGAGTCCATCGCAGAGTTTGAAAAGTGGCGAGATCAGATATTGTTAGCCGCTTTAGATGCCGGAGCCACAACAAAAGAATTAGAAGAATTATCTGGTCAATTAGATATTCTTGGTTCCATATCTGGTTTCTCTATTGACATTAAAGTCAATCAACTATTTGAGCAGTTTGGCTTAGACAGTTCAGGCTTAACTGCCGCACAGGGTTCTCAAATGATTAATCACTTAGCGGCAACCGGAATGCTTGCCGCTGACGGAATGTTCGTTGGAGCTTCGGGAGCGATAGTTTCGCAACCAACATTGAGTCTAATTGGAGAGGCAGGACCGGAAGCCGTCGTGCCTCTCAATCAAGCGGCAGGCGCTTCACCTCTCGGTTCAATGGGCGGCGACACAACTGTCCTCAATGTAACAGTTCAAGGTTCAGTCCTTTCAGAAATGGATTTAACTGATGCAATTCAGGCTCAACTTATTAGAACGAAGAACCGTAACGCATCACTAGAGTTCGCATAATGGCACTCGCAACTTTAACAGTGGAAGTCGCTTTCACTAAAGGCATAACAGAGACAGCCGCCGATGAGGATTTCACGACAATCTCAACCGATAACCCTGTCCGATCTTTTCAAATTGTTCGTGGCAGAAAGATGGAGCTAGACACAAATCAGGCTGGTCGTGCTGTAATTGTTTGCTCAAACTCCAACGGAAAACTTGATCCCTCAAATACTGGTTCCGGTTCTCCATATTATGTGAGTGGTGCGACAAACGTTATCCCAATGCGGCATATCCGGGTGAAAGCTACAGACCCTAGCACTTCCACCGTTCATGTTATTTTCAGAGGTTTCGTGGAACGATGGACCCAAGAGTATCCAAACGACAAAGATCAACTCGCAAGAATTGAATGCGTAGACGCTTTCAAGTCTTTGTCGCTTGCCGCTTGTGATGGTTCAAGCGAATCGGAAGAACTTTCAGGTTTACGAATAGCGAACTTGTTGGATCAAGCAGAATGGGTGAACGGTGGTTCAGCCGGAGCCACTTCTGTTGCAGGATACCGGGACATTGACAACACAGCAGACAATTCCACAGTGCCAGCAAAAACTTATGCAACGACTCTTGATGTTTTATTGCAGTCACAAGATATTGAGAACGCTGAAATCGGTTCCTTCTTCGTGTCTAGATCAGGTGTTATGACTTTCAAGAACAGAACAAACAGGATCGCTTCGTTTGCTTCTATCGCCGCAACATTTTCTGACACCAGCACTTCCGGCGGCAAAGTTAAATACCACCAACTTGATTTTGAGATGGAAGATTTGGACATAACGAATCGTATTGACACACAGATCGCCAGCGGTTCTTCCGGTACTCAACAGAACGACACGACCAGCCAAACTAAATACGGCATTAGGTCTAATACAGAAACCGGCTTGATGCTGACTGATGTTGCTGACGCGAATGCTTGGGCGCAATACCAACTAGGTCGCTTGTCTGAACCAGCGAACAGAGTGAAATCCATTACGCTACAGCCGCAAGATCAAGACGCTCTTTGGGTTGTAGCTTTACAGGCGGAACTCGGCAACGCTTATTCAGTTGAACGAACACCGGCAGACGGTCACTCAATTAGCAACACGGTTATCTGTGAACGGATTGTTCATAAA